CTTTGTTTACTGTTTTCATTAATTTCCCCATTGGTTACTAGCATCTATTTTTGCTTTAGTACCTGTTTTTAGATTTTCTTCAGTTTTTTCAATTGATGATACAATTTTACCACATTGCGATTTACACAATTTAAAAGATCTGTCATATCCTTGTAAAAACTGTTGAAGCTTATTCCAATAATTATACTGTATAATTTTTTGAATGGGAACCTCAAAACCATTAAATAATCGTTCAAACTCTGGAGGATAATAAAAACGATCATTCTGTTGATCAAAATAATGACCACCAGTCCAACAACACCTAAACACTAAACCATTAGGAGATATATACCACTTACCCCAATCTCCCCAAACACAATGTATTTTTCTCTCTGCCTCTTCATACTCACGAGTTTTTTTAGAGTGCACAAACTGTCCTGTTTTAGGAGCAAACACATCACGAGATGTTTTAACAGTAGAAAAAGTTGTAAAGCCTGTTTGTTTAGCGATCTTACGTGCTTCTTCTACCTGGTGTTTATTATGCTCAAAAACAATATACTTCCAATGAACTTGAGCATCAGAAGAATCTATAACAACTTTAGCATTTGCTAAAACTTTATCAAACTCAGTATTAATTCTGTAAATATGATGAGTATCTTGAAGACCGTCTAAATCAAAATTTATGATGTCATCTTTAGTTAGAATATTGCCTACATCTGTCCAATAGTCTTTATTATGAATACCACCGTTAGTATGTATAAGTAATCTTGTTCCGCGAGATTTAACATAGGAAATGATTTCACGAAACTGCTTATTCATAATAGAATCGCCAAAATTTCCGTTTAGAACTAACCACTCAAGATTATCTAGTAGGTCTGGATTAAACAGTTGTTGAAAACGTTCTAAAGAAATAGTATATTGAGGATCGTTTAGGTTTACACGAAGAGGTTTCCAACGATGACAAGCAGGACATTTAGCATTACATCTAAATGTTAGCTCAGTAGTAAGTTGTTTTATTTGTCTCATTAGAATACGATTTGAGTAGTAATAGTTAAGCCAGCGGGGATGCTAGTATCTGTAAATGCGATTGTATTATTTGCTACTGTTACAATAAAGTCATTATTTGAAGTACCAGGCACGTCTTTAGTTTGAACAACACCATCAATAGCGACATAAATAACATTATCAGGTGTACCTATAGGTTTACCCAAGAAAAATACGTTAGAACTTCCTGAAGACGTATTTACATTGTAAAAAGGAGTTAGTAAGATTGCACCACCAGAAAGAGCAGCAACGTTATCTTGTACAATATCAAGGTTAGCATTTACCTGTGTGTTTCTTGCTTCAACATTATCTTGTACAACATCAAGATTCGCATTAACTCTAGTCTCTGCAGCTACAACATTTGTTGATACTACGTTAATATTAGCGTTAAGTCTAGTAAAAGTTACAAAATCATTTGCATGCAGGGCTAGATTAGCAGAAGATACATTAGCAATACTATCTTTTGTATCTATCTGTGTTTGAACCGCACTACCAACACCAGATAAGTGATTAAGCTCGACTAGTGTTGTTGTTGCGGCTGCAATCTTACCTGAACCATCGGAAGATAACGCACGAGAAGCTGTTAGGTTTGTTGCAAATACTGAAGAAATAGCTCCTGATCTATTATCAACTATAGCTGTGCTAAGATCAGTGCCATCATAACTTAGCTTACCTAATGCTAAGTTAGATAAAGAAACAGGAGAAAGAGAGGTGTTTGAATTTGGATCTTTAGTATCTGCTAATTTAAAACTATTAACAGATTCATCGTAGAAGAAAGCAGCATTACCTTGATTGCCTCTATTGAACAATAGTCCAACATCTAACGAGGGAGACCCTGTAAAAGCATTTGCTAACATGATCATTCGATCATCTGTATAAGAGTCAGTTACAGCTAAGTTGGCAAAAGTTCCAGCTACAGTCAAGTTTCCTTGGACTGTGAGGTCATCATTCATTGTGACGGCATCACTGAAAGGGGTGGTTCCGTCTATGATATTAGCTACATTGTCTTGAACTATATCAAGATTAGCACTTATATGAGTAAAAGTTGCGAGGTCGTTAGCACGGGCTAAAAATAAGGTTGCAGATACGTTTGCTTTTGTATCTAAAATAGTATTTGCAAATGTTCCTAATGAGTCTACATTTGAACGTACTAATACAACATTAGCTTCTGCAGCTACAACATTAGAATGAACTGTGTTGATAGCAGTTTGATTTATTGAAACATTATCTTGAACAATATCTAAATTGGCATTAAGTCTAATCGCGGCTGCTGCAACGTTAGCGTTAGCATCCATTAAGTCAAGAGTAATCGTACCAGTTTGAAAATGCCTTGCCTGAATAGCGGCGTTCTGCATTTTATCAGCTGAAATAGAATTCGAACTTATAGATGATGTTGTAATACGAGTTAATGCCATTTATACATCCTTACTCAGAGTCTTCTTCAAGCTCCGCAAAAAATTCTGCTAAAAAGTCTTTTTGTTCTAAAGGTTTTTCATTTTCAAATTCTTCTTCATCAAAAAATTCTTTGATAAAGTCTTCTACTTGCTGATCTATAGTTGGTGGAGCAATCAAATCATCATAATCTTCATTAACGCAAGCGCATTTTACAAATGTTTTAATCCAATCAATGTCTTCCTCTGAACTATGTTCGATATCACCTAAAAACCATTTAACTTCAGAAGCTCTGACTTCTCCATTAAATTCTTCATAGTAAACATCAGTTATATCACCCTGAACCATTTCAAGAAGTTTAGATTCTTTTTCTCCAATAATATCAAGAGGAAAAGATCGAATTAGTCGAGGAGCTGATTTACCTTTTGATAGATCTCGATACACACAATATACAGTTTTAGCATCGTCTTCATCAATATGAAATTTATAGTATTCCATGTTATTTCCTTTACGTTTTAATAATATAATTTACTACAGAGGTTGGGATAGTAGTAGCATGAGTATGAGAAGCCTGAGTCACTCCAGTAACTAGGGCAAGTTGTGTAACATCTTTACTACCACTAGTGAGAGGATCAGATGCAGTTGTAGTTAAAGTCAAATCACCATCACCATCTGCAGCAGTGGTTACTACAGAAGAAGCACTCATAGACCCTGTCTGTGTTCCAAGCGTACTATTATTAGTTCCTTTACCTAAAGGTAGCCTATCTCTTAAATCAGGGGTATTAAATGTTGTTGACCCATCTCCAATTCCGTAACCAGTGCCTGCTACTGCAAACAAAGCAGCATAAGTAGTTCTTGAGACAGCAGTCCCATCACACAAAAGATAGCCAGAAGGAGCAGAAGAACCACTCCAAGCTATTATAGAACCTGCAGGAACTACTGGGACAGGCTGGGTCTGACCACCTTGAATAGCAGACTGTAAAGCTAAATTAGAGGTGACTGGAATATAGTTAGACGCCTGATTAATTACTTTTAGGCCTGAAAGAACTCCTGTACCTCCATCAACATGTACAATCGCTACGTTTGCTGATGTATTACGAGTGCTAAGTCCGATAGAAGTGTCAGCTCCAGAAGTTGATGATATTTTAAGAGTTGCAGCAGCACCTACACCCCCATCACCTGTGCCAGTTGTAAAATCAGCTTTAGCCAGTAGCACGTTGCCATCTTTAATTCTATCTGCTGTGATAGTTGAAAGAGCTATCATGGTATTTGTAACAGAACCATTAGTAGGTGGGATACCCACATCAATAAAATCTGCCATAGTTCCATTATTGGCTACGTTTAAATATAGTCTTGCGTTACCAGAAAGAGCTCCAGAAGCAGACACTGTAGCAACTAATTCACCTATCTCATAACTTGCTACATTTCCTGTTAGGGCAACAATACCGTTCTCAACTCTGTTGCCAATGCCTACACGAGTAAAGTTACCTCCTACAGGAGATGACTTAACATGAACAGAATCTGAGATATAAAGTGCATTTGTTGTCTCACTTCTAAACAACATACCGTCTTGCTCACCAGTAGCTACTCCTGAAATAGTAATATTTTGCCCAGAAGGAATAGCTGAAGATTTAAAGTTGGTCAACAATGAGCGCAAAGACGTATTAAAGTTAGTCCTTGAGTTGTTTAGTGAGGTTCCAGCAGTTGGTTCAACGTAGGTGTTTGAGTCAACAGTTGCCATTAAGTTATACTCCTATTGCCGTTACTTGTACCTGTATGGATTGATTTGTAGGTGCTAACGCATTATTCTCAATATCATAAAGTCTAAAAGAAACGCTGTCTTTTGTGCCTGTAGTTACTACAGCTGTTTGTGCAGTAGCTGTGTCTACTGCCTGTAGTGTAATGACAGGGCGGTTTTGAAACTCAATTGATGAGTAATCAATTGTTTTCGGATTTCCGTCATAAGTTACAGTATCTTCAAAGATGGATTGTTCTTTTTCTATAGTATACCTAAACTTATCGATTGTAAAGTCAAATTCATCTGGCTTTGAATTGTTAACAATAAATTTTATTTGGAAGTGTCTGAAGGTTCTTGTTCCTGCCTCATAAGGAATAAACCCTTCATTCACACTTGAACCTGTAAAAGCAGCGACATTAACGTTACCATTAGCAAATTTAACAATATTAGCATCTTCTGAAGAGGTTCTAATGAATGTTTGAGTGGTTAAAGAACCAATTGATCCTACATAGGTACCAACACCACCTGGATCGCCCCACTGATTTAAATCAACTAAGAAGTAAGAACTTCCTGCAACTGATAAGTTAGCCATAGTATTACCGCCAGTAGATACGCCGTTTGCAAAATATGTTTCTCCGAGTGCAATCGTATCAGCATCAATTGTTCCCGCTATAAGAGCAAATACATTTGCATTTGAAGTATCATTTGTAAAGTTTCCATGCATATGAATAGCATATACGTTGCCAAAGCTATCCCCACTCATCATAGTTTCATTATTTGCGTCATATCGGAAATTAAGAGAAGCACTGTTAGAGAAACCAAGAATATGTCCTATTCCCCCAAAACTAGAATCCTTAAGTGTTCCTGCAGAAGTTGCTTCAGTAACACTTTCAGTAATATGTTCATGCTGGTCGTTCCAGGTAGTTTGTACTACCTGACTACCTTCAATATCAATTAAAATTGATCCAGTTACAACAGACCCAAAGTCTCTGACTTGTGTGATATAAGTAGCAGTAGCATCAGCTAATAGATCTGTAGGCGCTCCACCAACAGCTGAGAATCCTGTGGAAGTGCCATTTGCATTATCAACTAGTGATGTAGGTAGAGCAACAACAGCAGTACCTCCTGTATTTGAATTAGCGAAGGAAGGAAAATTAAACTCTGTAGCGTTAGTATTAGTAATATCTGTAAAGTCAACAGAAGGAGCATCCTCATTAAAAGCAGCTACAACAGTTGAGCGTTTCGGTCTTGTGGTAGTAAGAGAGATAGCAACAACATCATCAGAAAAATTACCGCTAGTATCTCTAGTTCTAGCTAAATAGGTAAACTCTCCAAAAATATCAATTGGAATTGATTTTCTAGTAACACCAGCAGCGACACTAACAAAAGGAACTGCCGCAATGAAATTTTCTATAGTTGCATCAATACTTCCTTGTATTCTTCTAATAACAACTTCTTTCAAATCTAGATCAGTAAGTTCGTCATTAGTTCTACTGTATTCCCAAAATAGAGAAATTTGATCGCTCTGTTGTCCACCAGTGAAGTTAAATACGTTCGCTGGCTTTGCACTTTTACCTACGATTGACTTAGTTACAGTAGTCGTAAAACCTCGTATATTTTTGTTTAAAGGAGTAATTCTAAAAGTTAAAATATTAGTTTCAGCAATAGGTCCTCTGTTTATACCACTAACAGTGAATCTTATTGTACCATCATCTTCAACACCTGCAGCAGATACTTTTGCAGTGTTAAAGGATAGTAAGTCAGTACCCCCATCATCGGTCCCTACAGCTCCGACATTATCAAGTTTATAGGAAATTTCATAATCTGTGACATCCTGACCTTCAATATGATCAAAGAATAAAGTTGCTCTAACAGCAACTCCAGAGTTTTGCTCTCTATAGAGTGATTCAGTAACACCGACTCCAGTCACTTTGCGAATAGGTAAGGCACTAATAGCAATATTCTTTTCAACAAAAGGACTAGTCCTTTGTCTGTTATTAATATTTCTGGCTTTTACGGAAATTATCCCAGGATTAACGTCTGAGATTTTTTGGTCTTCAGCAATAAATACTCTTTCATAGTCTGAGCTTACTAACAGATCATATACGCCATTGTTAGCTAATCTAAAGTTACCAGGATAGGTTGATTCGTCATAGTCTAGGGTGCAGGTATTTGCAGACACATTATTAATTATCCCTGTAGGGTTTGGAGCTATATTTGTTAGTGCTACCCCAGCTAAATTACTACCTGGAGTAGTTCCAAACTCTACTCTAAAAACAGAATTAGCAGTTAATGCAGCGTTATAGCTTGCAGAAGCAGGATCGTAACTAGTATTGATGATCGGAAAGGTTGTTCCAGCACTAGTCTGAACATTATCACCAACCTCAATTGCTGGAACAGTGTAGTGATCTAGCTCAACAACAAAAGAAGTATCCCCACTTTGTACTTGATATTCTACATTATCTCTAAATGTAGTGTTTTTATTTAGAGTAAACTGACCAGAAGACTTTTGAACACCGTCTACATAAAATCTCATAAAATTTTTATCTCGTATTCTAACAGGTAAGTCTACAAACTGTGTAGCTCCTGTTGCAGCGGTAATAGTATTTTGGAACCTTATCTCTCTTTCACTACCGCTAACATAAAAAGAGTTATTTGCATAAAAACGGGCGTCTAGTAGTTGATTAATAGTTATATAAAAAGGTGCTGGGGGTAGTTGCTCTGTTAAAAAAGAAGAACCTGCTAAACTATTTTCAATATCTAGTGTGTCACTAGTTTTATCAAAAGTAACAATGTTTGCAGAAAAATTAACTAAGTCAGAAGCAAAACCTATAAAGTTTTTCTCGCTATTAATTGTTGATTTTTCTTTAAGTGGAACAGTAACAAAATCCAATCCTTTAAGTCCTTGAAAAGAGTCATCATTTACTTCTAGTATGTGTTTTGCGAAATTTAGGTCATGAGCTACGTTTAATCCCTCAACTACTAATCTCACATTACTTGTGCCATCTCCGTTATCTACACTTGAGTAAGCATTGCATAGAAGTTTTATCTCACCAGCAAAACTTTGGAAACCATTTTTACCAGTAAGCACTGCGGGAGTAACGCCGTCACTTAACAAGCTTGCATTATCTACTGTCAAACTCAAGACACTTTGGTGAGAGTTATTAACTAATGTTGATCCTTCAGGAACTGCAACAAAATATTCAGTTTTAAAAGTTTGTTGATATCCAAGACGATCAGTTTGATTATTTATAAGAACATCAAAGGCTATAGAACCATCTAATCTCCGTCTTGGACTCGATACTAAAGAAAAACCTGGAGTTGGAGGGGCACTAAAACCACTTTCTATATCAATATATGCTGTAGGAGTATAGTCTATAAAAGTATCTGAATCAGTATAAACATTAGATATATATTCTTTAGCAATTAAATTAACTTCTTCTGATTCAGTCTCTCTTTCTATATTAGAGATCGTAAACAGTTTACCTGCTTTATTAGTATAGAAATTGCCTGGATTTTCCCACTCACCAATACTCCACAAATCTCCTTTTTTTGGAACGTTATTAGAAGTAAAGGTATTATAAGAATCTATTGACTTTGTAATAGGATTATAGCGTCCAGTAACAGTAACATTTGCTTGATCAAAACCTAGTGAAATATTATCTGTTGCGGATAAAATAAAGTTAGTATTACTTAAAATATATAAATCTACCCTATCATCATCAGTTGAGATTACTCTAAGAGCTAATGGTCCAGAATTTGCAGTAAAGTCGCTACTTCTTAAACTTGGATTAGTAAAATGCTCTAGTAATACATTAGACTTGTTAGAATCAGTTGAAGAGTCTCCTAATACTTTACCACCAAAACCATAGTTGATTCCAGTTAAGTTTTGAGAGACAGAGACGATATCGCCAGGAGATAAGCTCAAAGCTTCAGTAGAGGTAGTAAAAGCGAGCACTCTTCTAAGATATTTTGAGGCAGCAATTTGATATTGTGCAAACCGTAATGCTTGACTTCTACGGGTTACTCCTGCTAAGTCAAGCGAGATAACATTCTCAATAGTGCTTCTGTCACTTCCGTCGTTAGCATCTTGAGCATCGACACGTGCTACTTCTCTTTTATAGTGATTAGTAGGTTCGATATAGCTTATATCTACCCCTGTAACTAAATCACTCTCTCTTCCACCACTTACTTGAAAAGTACCTTGTTTAATATTAGTCTCATTAAATACCATAACAGGTAGTTGATCGGGTAAGTCAACAGCTAAAGAAATTTTTCCAAATGAATGAACAATAGTACCTCTAAAAGAGGCAGCAAGAGAGTTTAGTACTTCTATAGTTGGTTGTTGATCAGAAATGATAGTATCACAGATAAATCGTCTTTCTAAGACGCTAGTCCCTGCAGGAATTCCTACCAAAGTTTCTCTCACTGATGTAAACTGATTTTTTGGTTTATGTCTAAATGACCCATCTGCCTGACCAGATACACCTGTAAAATTTCCTGTAACTGAATCACAGGCATCACAATATTGTGCAACTTGATAAAATTTATATTTATCAATATTATCTTCTGGTATACCTAAACCATAAGAAGTGTTAGTAAGAATATCATAAATGATCCAGACAGGATTTTGGCTCCAAGAGTACACAAAAGTACCATCCCAAGTACCTATATATAATTGAGGATTAGTGTGAGTTTTAATTGTAGGTGAGCTACTACCACTAAAAACACCTGCTTGAACAGTCCAAGCTGTAGAGGCTAGGGTAGTTGATAGTACGTAAGAATCTCCATTAGCAATAACTATGGGAGAAGTAGGTCCTGCTGAGACTGTTTGTATAGTTGCAGTATTATAAGAATCACCCCCAAAATGGAAAGTACCTTGAGACCAGCCACTAGAAGGAGCTGTCAAATTGATCCGAACTAAATCACCAGCAGTTAAAGATAGAGTGCCTGTTGCGCTTTTTGTAACATTACTAGTAGTTAAAGATTCAGACTCTGTGAGCACCCCATTAACAGAAATAGCTACTGTACCAGTTAAACTAGCGTTTTGCACGTAGTAACTAAAAAGATAGTTATAAGTGCCTGTCTGATTAACTTCAAAGGTTCCGTCAAACCTGCCCGCAGCACCATTGTCTCCCCACCGAGTGGTTGAGAAAACCCTACCAAGTGTGTTTATTTGAGGAGCAACAGAACCAAACCGAGGAAGAAGATTTGCTCTTGCGCAATAATTAGTAGTGATACTTAGATCAGAAGCTGTAGCTGTGCCTAAAACAGTGGTAGAACCTGTACCCGTGGTATTCAATCCTAGCTCAACAGAATCTCCATCGGTATTATTGTTAGTAATTGTGAGAGTATAAGGGGGACCCGCACTTACAGTTACATCAATACCAAGACCAAATAGATTTGTTGTGGTTCCTGTGCCTGAAACTTGTTGATAAATTACACCTGCAACTTGTAGCTGATAACCGTTAGTTGTATAACCATATGTTCCTGATTGCGGTAATTCTAATTCTCTCCAGTCTATTTGACCATCAGATAAAACAGGCTGATTATAATTAGAAGGAACTTTAACTAGAAGTCCTTTAACTAAAGAACTCATCTGAGGCACCCCACCCTGGTGTTCATTTACAGCTTTTAAAGCATAACCAACTAAACCCGTGCGAGGAAAAGTTTGTGGAGTGTTTTCAACCTCAAACCAACCTACGGCTTGAACTTGTGATTGAACTTTAGAGTCATTAGACTCATCAGTAGTCTTTTCAACAGTAAATCTATACCCGTCATCAGATCGACTAATTTCTGGTATCTCAAAGTTTACAATTCTTTTGTAGGGAGTAGTGGTTTTACCATTAATCTCAACCTCTTTACTTCCAATTTCTGTAGCTCCAGTACTATCAAAAAAAGTAACCTTTACTTTTACAGAATGAGGTTTTATATTTCCTCGATCATCCTGCTTTTGTAGAACTTGTACGATAAGAATGATGTTTACTTCATCCCAAGCCCTAGCACTAGTTTCTTGTAAAAACACTCTAGCTTGAGGAATACCGTCGATATTACCTTTTTTAAGTGTAACTGGTGATGCAAACTGTTGAGGGACTACTGTTTGTTGACCAAACTTTCTTAGAACTGCTTGAGTTACTGTTCCTGTACGTGATAGAGTTTTGAAAAAGTCTGTATTCTCTCCACCATCTCCATCTATATTTAATAAGTCGTTAATAGAGTTTTCACTAATTTCTATGTCTTGTGGGCCGTTAGGGTTAATACGGTATAGAGGCCCTTCTCCAAGAGCAGTTAAAAGAAATAGAATATCAGTTGAAAAAAGACTATTAGGTTCTTCTGAGGGGCTACCGCCTCCACCACCACCGCCAAAAGCTCCCTTAATTACGGGAACTTTAACATTGTTATGTTCAGTAAAATACCTTCTCATGTCTCAAACCTTGAAGCGACTGTAATAGTATCACTCTTTCCGTGGTCAACTGTATCTAAATAACCACTTATTAGTTGTCCAGCTACACGATGCATACCATAAATCAAAGGAATAGGAGTACCGCTGTTAACTGTATTCTGTAAACCGCCAAACATATCATTTTGTCTAATATTTTGATCAGTTTCTTTAATTTTTTCACGTTTTGTAAATAAAGAGGTAACTAAAGCTAGTCCTATATTCACACCTAAAGTGGAAGCGAAGCCACCACCAAATATACCAGCAGACCCACCTGCTGCGGCAGCACCTCCAGCGCCTCCAGCTGCAAAACCAAACCCACCTGTTGCTACTCCTAGTGCTGCGACAGCTAATAATGTTGTAGTACGTTTTCCACCCCCACCTACAATCGCAGGGACTACATAAAAAACATCATCTTGTTTTATTTTTTTAATATATAAATCTTCTTCTTCAACTACTTTCAAAGTTTTATCAAGTAACGAATAACCTTCTTGACACTCTCCTGTGTGGATAGAGTTAGCATAGTTTCTGAATTTAGGGTGCATAGAACCAAGATAAAAAGGTAAGTCTCCATACCTAGTTAAATCAGCCGTATATTCTGACTGAGAGAATATGTTTTTGTAAGCAGAATGGATTTTTATTTTTGTAAGCAATGACGCTCCTCAAAATCATCAAAAATTAATGTATCTAATTTATCATCATACCAGTATATGTAAAATTTATTATTGAATCCAACTAAAAATTTATACTCTTGGAATGCTGCTCCTACTTTATCTTCTTCACTTGGAATAGGATTTTCTTGCCCAGGATGAGAGTGAAAAACTCCCCAAATATTACCATCATGCTTTACTAAAGCAGCAGGATCTAAATAAAAAGTTTCTTTCGGTAAATCACTAATGTTTTTACAAGGGATATAATCAAAATCTTTAGTTATAATACCAACTGCTTCGAGAGGGTAATCTCTCAGAGCATGATTATTCATATTTTCTTTTAACTTACTAAACTTTTCCATCTAACCTTCTTTATTGTATATTGTCTAAAATATTTATGATAGTCATATATAGCACTATCTCTATTCTCAATCATTTGGAGTATTTTATTATTACCTACATACATAGCAACATGGTTTACAACATTAGTTGCTCCTAAACACATTAGTATAAGATCATAAGGTTGTAGTGTAACAACCTCTACCCAATCCCCATTTTTTGATCCATTTAAAAAATGTTGCTCATGAGTTTTAGTAAACCACTGGTCATCAACCATTTTTAAAAAGTCGCTTGAAGTATAGGGTATTGATATACCCGCCTGTTCTTTAAAAACATAACATAACAAAGTAAAGCAGTCCATACCTGTAGTTGGGTCTGTACCAAAAAGTTTATAAGGGATGTCTGTATATTTATTAAACCATTGATTCATGGCGATATATGGCGCATATACGCTTTACCCAATAATCAGATAAAGTTTCTATACGTGAGACCCCTCTCTCTTCAATGTGCAACATTTGAGTTGGCTTTAAAAATAAACCAAAGTGTATAACTAAATTTGAATTCAGCGACTTAAAAGCTATTACATCATAGTTTTCAGCGTCTGTCAATTTAACTTTTACAGCACATGTTGAAGCCCATCTGTCTATATGTTCAGTAGAAAAATGCTTTAACCAAGCTCTTGAGTGGGGGTAGGGAGGTAAGGGAAATTCTATATTAAGCTCGTTTTTGTAAAATAAACGTATTAACTCAATACAATCAATTACTCCATATTCGTGTTTTAATCCTAAATATTTTTGTACCATTCAGCTAACTCTGGGAAAACGCTTTCAAAAGACTCATTTCTATATAGGTCAGATCTTTGGTTAAATAATTTAAATTTTTCGCTCAAGTGCGAGTCGTCTCGTGACATCATATGTTTTAAAGAATCAATAATAG